ATAAGTTTAGAAACTCCTGTCAAGGATCAGACACACTTTTGGGCACCTAATCAAGAAAAGACTATACATAACCAGCAGACCATAGATGAGTTTAATCAAGCATATGCCGTACATCGTGAGCTTGCGTTTGCACGAGAGAATAACATTTACTTAAAGTTAAATCCAATTGATAACCCCGCACATCTTAACTACTATAAGTACTTTGTAAAGGATGCTGAATCACAAATAGTTTCTTTTGCAACTGTTAAGCAACTACAGGATAAGAAAATGTGGGATGAAGCAGAGTATGTAAAGAAGCTTAATGAAGAGAGACATCCAACTGGCTGGTCTCTTGGAGTTGTACAGGAGAAGCGTAATAGTTTGGAGCTTCCATCACAAAGTGATGTGGATACCCCTGCACGATTAGACTTTTCTAGCTCATCTCCTGAGGCGGCCAATGCCTCTGGCGGGTTCCCCTCTACAGGTAAGAACGCTTTAAATATTTCTAGAAAGTATCAGCTGTTTGATATGGGGCAGAACCCCGTACTCTCAAATGAAGGAGCAAACATTAAAGCTTCTATAGTCTCTCGCTATTATGGAAGTTCAGATGTTCCTATACCTGCAGACTACATCTTTGAAACATTTGCAAGAAACGGTATAGGTAGTCGAGAAGATATTATAGATATGTGGGAAAGTATGTTCCCTAGATTGATAGGTCTTTTCCCAGAGCTAGTAGACAATAGACAAGTGAGAACATTGTTAGCTAATACTAATTCAAGTGGGATAGCAAATGAAGATAGTAAGATAGCCACCTATCAATATGTTGATGCACTTGCTTCTATAGTGGCATTAGCGACCGGCATACAGCCTATCAATAGACGACAGATTAAGAATGCATTACCAACTACTTCTTTTGAAAGACCTAGTGCTACGAAGAGTAAAATAGCTAATCCTTCCAGTAGCGGTGCAGGAGGTCTTCCTACATGGGCTGAGCTTACTCGACATATTAATATGGTATTCCATGATGATGAGTTAGAACAAGCTATTATAGGTGGATTTGCTGGTAAACCTTTAACAAAGAATCAAGAAAGAATGTTACGAGCAATGTATAAGACATTTCCAATTGGTGCAAACTACTCATTTAATGAATGGTTACAGGCACTGAAGTTAATATATCAAACTAAAACACTTCTAGGGGGAGCAGGATCTAGTTATGGAGCAAGGTCTGCAACGTTTAAATACCCATCTAGAACACCAAGAATTGCAAAGTATAGAGACTAGTGCTTGCATAAACTTGACAAAAGTGTTATAATAAATATGAATGGAGGATTAGTATGACTAACGAAACAGAGGATGTTGTAGAGCAGTCTGCGGACTCACTTGATCAAAATCCCAATCTGTCATCAGATGACATGCAGACCAAAATCGCAGAACTAGAGGCCGAGAAGAAAGACTTGAACTCAAGAGTTGGTGATATGGCTCGTAAGATGGGGGAACAAGAACGTGACCTTGAAGGTAAATACCAAGAGTGGTACACGGGATTACAATCTTATTATGACGAGCAGCTTAAATCGAAAGATGGCGCTATCAATATTCTTGAAGAAAGATTAATCGAGGTCGATGACACAGATGGAGCCAAAACGGTTCTTGAAGAAAGACGACAACGTGAACAAGTTGTTGCACAAGCTGAAGAAGATCGTAGGGCAGAACAGGTTAATCGCCAACAAGTTCTACAAAATACTATTCAGCAAGCAGTAGCTACATTTACTGATGTTGACCCTAGTGCATTATCTTCTGCTGCAACTCCCCAAGAAGTTTGGCGTATGGCTGGTGACTTAAATAAAAGAGCGCAAGATTCTAAACTAGACAGTAGAATGAGCGCATTAAAAGAAGAGTTACTTTCCGCAGTCACACCTACTAGGGAGGCAGAGATTCCTGCACAAGAAGAAGCTTCCCGTACACCGGGAACATCGCGTGGATCTGAAACTGCCTCAACGAGTAGGCGCGACGGCACTGATAGTGTCAACGCAGGGCTAATTGAGCTGGAGGAAAGATACGAACAGGCCCGAAAGGGACGGAAACTCGCAGTGGCTGTTGCACTTCAAGGGGAAATACTTTCTTACAAGAGAAGCTTTGGACTCCAATAAATATTTGGAGGAAACCTAAATGGTAACGGCATTTACCGGCACAGATGGTGCCGCCGGTGGTATGAGGTCTATCTTTGATAGCGGTGCTTATACCCAGAAACAGAATGTATCAGAATTTATTGATGCAATCGACCCAAGGGACATTCCATTACTTTCCATGTTAGGCATGGGTGATGAAGCAGGATCTGCAGTAGCAGGTGCTGATTCACTAGCGTACCCGTGTCTTAATACAACACATACATGGCAGAGTGATGAATTGATCCCTTCACAAGTTTTACTAACTGGTTCAGATGGATCAGGTGGTGAAACATTAACAGTTGGAACAACTTCAGTTAATTACTTTAAGATAGGTGACTTGATTGCAGTTGGTAACGTAGCACGAACTTATGGTGTTGTTACAGCAATGAGTACCTCTGGAGGTACACTAACTATTGCTGCAGCAGACGAGACTGAAGATGGTGGTCACGGACTAGATGTTAACGTATCTGGTCAGACTATCTATAATCTCGGTAACCTACAAGCAGATGGTGCGACCTTCTCTACGGTCTATAATTCAACTGCACTAGGCACAGATAGTAATTACACTCAAATCTTTCACGATGCAGTATCAGTTTCTGGTACTTCAGAGTCAATTGAGAAGTTTGGTATTACTAATGAGTTTGATAGAGAGTTTGCTAAGAAGTTCCAAGAAATCGTAATTAAGCTTGAAAGAGCTGCTCACTACGGTATCAGGAATGACGTTCCTTCGGCTAATGCTGCACAAACAGCACGAAGAATGGGTGGGCTTTACGGGTTTATTAAAACCGGTACAAGCGCGAACTCAACAGATGCTTCTTCAGCCAAACTGACTGAGAAGCTTCTTGTAGATGAACTACAAAACATCTGGAATGATGGTGGAAAGCCAGACACGATTCTAGTAAACGCAACACAGAAACGAGTTCTTTCTTCTTTCGCTAGCCCGTATGTACGGACTGACCGAATGGAAAGTGCACTCGGTGTAATTGTAGGTACTTACGAGTCTGAGTTTGGTGACCTAGACATTGTTCTTGATCGCTACGTACAACCCTCAGATTTGATTATACTTCAAAGAGAGTATATCGGAATTGGTGCACTAAAGGGTAACGGCAACGACCGTTCATTCTTCACCACACCAGTCCCAGTAGACGGCGACCGACAGATTGCTGCTATTACTGGTGAGTACACAATGGAAGTACGAAACGCAGATAAGGCTCATGGCTGGATCTACGGTCTAAGTACAACCTTAAGTTAAAGGAGGAGGTGATATAAATGGGTAACACTGCAGAATCATATCGGTTCTTTGGTCATACTATGCCCAAAGTTGATGATCACTTTCGATTACCGATAGGAATACACATTCCCGGAAACTTAGCAGAAGATGAGGGAATGGGTGATCTCACCACTGGTGTGGTCGCTGCCTTCTCTGCTCCTGCTTCTGGGTACATAGATATGTATGATTATTTTGTCGGGGGGAAGTCTGGTGGCACTGATACAGTAATACGACTTATTAACGCCACGACTGCTGCGTACTCTACGCTAACACTAACTGCGGAATCTACAGGTGAGTTTGGTACAGCAATAGCTGCATCTGATGAAACCTATTTTACAAAAGGTGACGTAGTTCAAGTTGACGTGCAGTCCTCACATGGGACTCACGCTGCGTATACAACGATGATCTTTCATATGAGAGTTTAGTATAGCTAGTTAGGGGGGATTAAGTTCCCCCCTTCTACTATAAAGGAAGTGGAAAATGTCAGGTGGAGTATCTTATGGGCACAATTTACAAAATTCTATGCCCTATATGGACAACTTAACTTTAGTATCGTCTGCTGCTAGAACTGCTAGTGATACAACAACTGTGAAAGGACTTGCTCCATATACGAGTGCTTATTTCATGCTTGATGTTACAGCCGCAGCCACAGAAGCAGGTGACAAACTTGCTGTATTTATTCAGCGAGAAATGCCTAATGGGGACTGGATGGATATTATATCCTTCGCAGAAGTCTTAGGTAACGGGGGTGCAAAGAAGTATCGTGCTGATGTATATCCCGGTGCGACAGGCGGTGAAACGTCTG